ATGCGAATCTAATAAAAAACCTTAAAAAAGACTTAATAAAATTAAGAAGTCAAATTTGGGATAAAATGTCGGATGCTCAAAAAGAACAATATTATCAAGATGAAGCTAACAATGCTATCAGCCTTGAAAACATTATTTCTTTTGTACATGAATACTCTGATAGAATAAAAAAAGAAATTGATAATCCTAATTTTCAGAATTTATTTGACAGAAGATTAGAGATGAAAATCACTTGTTTTGACAATTTTTGGGAGGAATTAGACAATGGAAGATAAATTCACGCTAGAAGATTACATCTATGTTCCCATTGAACCAGAAATGGCAAGAAAGCTACTCAAACATCACGAAAAAGACTGGGAACCTTTTGACGAATTTAATGGCTTTTATCATTGTCTAAAACAAACGTTGGAAGACTTTGATAATAGATTTGAACCTCAAAAAGAAGAGTCTGAATTTTAACTTAGGAGTAATCATGTCTCAACCTATCGAACTTTCTTTAGAACAGCAGTTCAATATTCGTTCTTTTCAGTCTCAGGTAGAAAAAATGAGTCAGGAGCAAGCGCAGGATTTCCTGATCAAGCTTTACGAACAAATGATGGTCAGAGAAAATATGTACAAAGCTTTTCTTAAGCATCGATGGGGATTAGATGATAATCCCTTTCCAAAACCAGAATAATACTACAGTGCCAGTTATCGGTTATCGGATCAATGTACACTAACCCAAAAAACCAATGAGAACCATCTGGAAGTACCGGGCCCGCGCTCGTTGTTGCGAGATTGAAATGCCTTTAAACGCAGAGATATTATGCGTTCAGTTGCAAAATAATATTCCTACACTTTGGGCATTAGTAGAAACAGAAGAACCTAAGAGGATTTTTGATATTTTGACTTACTATACTGGTAGCTATTGGATAGATGAAAAAGGACAATACATTGGAACTTATCAACTAGCTGGATTGGTATATCATGTATTTGTTAGGCCTCAATAAAGAGGGACTTATAACTATCGCAGAAATTGACAAAAGAATATTGATTCTTTTTCAAAAAGTAAGAGAATTGCTTGCCAATGAAAAAGAATCAATCAAAAAAACATTAGCAGAAATAAAATCTCTTGAACAAAGTAGAGGTAAAATCAATTATGACTCTTGAAGAAATCAACGCAAAATTAGACTCGCTTCTTAAAGAAATAGAAAACTGGAAACCTGAATCTGATTTATATCTTAAAGAAATAAAAGCCTGGAAGCAACCCAATCTTAAAGAAAAAGGAAAACCCAATGTTTAACGCAATCTACAAGCCCAATCAGTTGATTTTAGGCAGTGGCTATATTGCTATCTGTACAGGATGGACTCCTGCTAAGTCAGTAGCCGCAAAACTCGATCCTTCCGATTATGCCGTAATTGGTAATCTTTATAGCGCATCAAGGGGAATTAACTTTTTGGTTCGCAATTTGTTGGCTAATCCCCACGTTTGCGATCTTGTTGTAATGGATTCAACTCGTGAAGACAAAAATTCTGGTAGTGTTCAATGCTTGAAAGATTTCTTCGAGAATGGAGTTTATAAAGGAAAAAATGATGTAGGGAAAGAGTGTTGGGTAATTGATTCTTTAGTGAAAGGATATATTGATATAGATATTCCTTTAGAAGTTTTAAATCAATTACGGTCTTCTGTTACTTTAAGAAATAATCTCACAACTTACGCAATTCTGATGTTGAGGCTATCAGTTTATGGTGCTAATAAACCGTGGGCAGAACCAATGGTTTTTCCCTACAATGAACCTACATCAGAGGTAAAACCTGGACCGCTCTATGGTCATCGGATCGAAGGTAAAACCATTGCTGAAACTTGGATAAAAATATTGCAAAGAATCAAAACTATTGGCACTATCAGACCTACTGGGTATGATGGTAAATGGCAAGAGTTAATCGACTTAATGGCGATAGTTACCGATGAGCCAGAAGATTTTTATTTTCCTGAACCTAACTATCTACCTTTAGACAGAGAGTATCTAAAGAACTATATTCCACAAATACTTAATGATGCTGATTATCGAGAAGGGGTTAAATATACCTATGGTCAAAGATTACGCTCTTGGTTTGGTCAAGACCAGATTAAAGCAGTTATCAACAAATTGATTGAAGAAAATGACTCAGCTAGTGCCGTTATGTCTTTGTGGGATAGCGGAAGTGGAAACCCCCAAAGTCTTACCAGTGGATGTTACAGCTTGGCTTTAAAAAGTCAGCTTTCCCGATCAAACGAGCTTTTTTTCGATTCTGACGGGTGGGAAATAGTACCAAATTCTATTGACCGAGGAGGCCGCTCGGTAGGCGATTCAGATCATAATCACAGCGGATCTCCCTGTCTCAATCATATCTGGGTAAGAGTAGTAGATAATGAACTATCCCTGACAGCTACCTTTAGAAGTAATGATATGTTTTCCGCTTGGCCAGCTAATGCAATGGGATTACGGGCTTTACAGCGTCATATCAGAGATGAAATTGCTAGTCAATCTGAGTACGATTTAACAATGGGTCCACTGATTACCATTAGTCAATCAGCCCATATTTACGATGACTGCTGGGAAACCGTACAACAGTTAATTGACAATCAATACCAATCAATTATTAGTCAAGAGTTTCGAGGCTACAGTGACCCCGTTGGTAACTTCTTAGTAGAAACAGATGGCAATAATATCACAGTCATTCAGCTAACTCCCAGTGGTGAATTTGTAGGGAAATGGGAAGGTAAGAATCCTTTGAAGCTAATCCGTCAAATAATTGCCGATTGTCCCAGTATTCAATCTTTTCATGTCGGCTACCTAGCTAGAGAAATTGAACGGGCATCTCAACTAAAAACAAATTACACTCAGGATAAATAAATGCCAACACAAATCATCCCAAAAGGACAATCCTTTCCCGACGGCACTTATCTGTATAAATGCCCTTGCTATGCTAATCCTTGTAAATTGTGTTTTGACGGCAATGAGACTGCTATAATTAACTCTTTAAAGACAGCAAAAGGACAACAATGTTATGGCAACTTAAAAGCTTATTTGGCTATAAAAGGACAGATCATTATATCTACTGCAAAGTCAATAAAAGAAAAAAATAACGGCAAATTTACAATGATTAATATTACAGAATTAGCTGATACTCTAGGGTTTCCTAGAACACGAATTAAACCTTTAATAGAATATTTAGAAGAGTGTGGCTTTATAAAAGCTGGAACTTATGATAGACTGAAAATATCAATCAATTGGCAACCGACAAAGATGTAATTACTTCAAATTAAATTACATGGTAAACGGGAAAGAACCGAATGGAAAAGAGTGTTTAATTAAAATAAAATGGAAATAAAGGAATTAAAGCAATTTTGCTGTGATAGAATTGCTAACGGACATAAAACTATCACTCTAGAAACAGAATCAACTCGATTGCTAGTAAGTCACGGGCCTATTGGAGAACTACTGTGTATTAATAAACGAGGCAAGCACGTTGTTTTGTATGATGCTTTAAAAGTTTTACAGTTTCTAGATAAGCTTGAAAATCAAGAAATAAAATCAAAAATTAGGAGTAAATAAATGACTAAAAAAGATTTCCCAACACTAGCAGTTCTAAGTATTACTAGCGGGCGATTACTGACACAACCAAAAGACGCAAGCGAAGGTAACGGCTTTGATCAGATATACGAAGTATTAGAATGGATGACTGACGATTTGCTAAATCGTCCCAATTGGTGCGATTTGGCAGAAGAGTGTAAGCAGTGGATTTATCAATGGCATCCTGAGATTATCGAGGCAGACAAATGGATAGAAAACAAATTGATAGAAAAATGCGAAGCTGAGGACGTGAAAGCTTGCCAAACTGCAATGCTTGCAAAGTTTGGTGAGACGATCACGTTACAGAAAATTCCACAAGGCTATCACAATTTTAAAAATCTGTAGGAGTAAATAAATGATTAACGTAATTCAAAGAAGTGGAGAAACTCGTCCTTTAGACATCACTAAAATTCGACGAGTAGTTGAATGGGCGTGTGAAGGGTTAGAAGTAAATCCCCTCGCTTTAGAATCAGGATTAACTTCTCGATTACGAGATGGGATTACCACTAGAGAAATTCAAGAAAATTTAATCAATGTAGCTACACAATTGTTTTGTGTGGAAAAAACCGATTGGAAGTATGTAGCCGGAAGACTTCACATCTGGGGATTATGGAAAGATACAAGGATTAAAAGAGAAATTGGCGGCTATTTATCTCGTACGGTTTTTAAAAGATTAGAAGGAACCGACTACGCTAAATATGTCCAGTGGCAAGTGGGTAGAGGTATTTATGATTCAAAAATCACAGAAATCTATGACGAAAACGATTTAAAGATTGCAGGAGAGTGGATATACCCAGAATACGATAAAGATTTTGACTACGCTGGTGCAATCATGCTGTCAGAAAGGTATTTACTTGATTGTGAATTACCTCAAGAGGCTTTCCTGACTTGCGCTTTATTGCTTGCGAGTGTAGAGGAAAACCCAGAGAATAGATTAAGAATTGCGTTTCAAATTTACTTAGCTATAGCTCAAAGAAAAATCTCTTTAGCTACTCCAATTTTAGGCAATCTAAGAACCCCTAATGGTTCTTTAAGTAGTTGCTTCATCGTAGCAATGGAAGACAATCTAGAGAGTATTTTTAGCGAGATTACTAATACTGCTCGCATCTCGAAAAATGGTGGCGGTGTTGGGGTAAATGTAAGTAGAATCCGTGCCACTGGTAGCTCGGTTATGGGGAAAGCTAACGCTTCTGGTGGAATTATACCCTGGATTAAATTACTCAACGATACAGCTATTGCAGTCAATCAAGGGGGAAGACGCGCCGGGGCTGTCACTGTTGGGGTTGATATTTGGCATCTAGACGTGCCAGAATTTCTGGAAATGCAGACAGAAAACGGTGATCAAAGACGTAAGGCTTATGATGTTTTCCCCCAATTAGTTATCCCCGATGAGTTTATGCGTCGGGTAGTAGATAAATCTGAGTGGACATTAGTTGATCCTTATGAGGTTCGGGCAAAACTAGGGATAGAATTAGCAGAATTATGGGGCGAAAAATTTGAAGATGCTTACAAATTAATTGAAGATAATCTAGGGACAGAAATTACTCTCTACAAAAAGGTTAATGCTAGGGAATTATTTAAAGATGTTATGCGCTCTCAAGTTGAAACAGGTATGCCCTATCTTGCCTTTAAAGATACCATTAATCGGGCTAATCCTAATAAACACGACGGGTACATCCCTCAAGTTAATTTGTGCTGTGAAAGCTTTTCTAATGTCACACCGGGTAAAACGGCCCATTGCTGTAATTTAGTTAGTCTTAATCTTGCTAACATTGACACTCCTACTAATTTATCAGAAATGTGTCATCTTGCTGTCAGGATGCTTGACAATACTATCGACCTCACTTGTCCCCCAATTGGCGAGGCTAAAGAACATAATGATAAATATCGAACGATTGGAGTTGGGGTTATGGGATTAGCTGATTGGTTAGCTAAACGTAAATTATCGTATAAATCTTTTTTATTTATCAACATTTTGTTTGAAAATATTAGCTATTTTTGTACTCAAGCTTCAATAGAATTAGCTAAAGAACGCGGACATTATCAAGCCTTCTCTAACAGTGAATGGAGTCAAGGTAAATTATTAGGGGCTAAACCAGTAGAATATTTTTCAAGTAATGCTAGCCAACCAGGGAGATGGTATCAATTAGCCAAAAGTATTCAACAATTTGGCATTAGAAACTCTCATATTACTGCTGTAGCTCCCAACACTACTTCTTCCTTAATTCAAGGTTGCACTGCCAGTGTTTTGCCCGTTTTTAAGCGGGTATTTACAGAAAAGAACTCAAAGGGTGCTATCCCTAATTGCCCTCCTTTTATTAAGGATTTTTTTTGGTATTATCAAGAGAATCAAAATCTTGATCAAAAGATTGTCGTTCAAGCGATTGCTGAAATGCAAAAATGGATTGATACAGGGATTTCTATGGAATTACTATTTAACCTTAATCAGGGTGTTTATTTTCCTGACGAGCCTAACCGCGTATTAACAGTTAAAGAAATTTACGAGACTCTAGTTTTAGCGTGGGAATCAGAATGTAAAGCAGTCTATTATGTACGGACTGTTCAAAAGGATAACTTTAAAGATAGCTGTTCTAGTTGTACTAATTAACCATGAATATCATTTTTTCTGTTATTTCTACTGTCATTCTATCTATTATGAATATTGTAGTATCTACAATACTTGTACTAATTTTTGTATGATTTATTGTAGCTATTATTGTTGAAGCTCTTAAAGATTTTATCAATACTCGAAAAAATAAATAATCATTATGGATATTGTATTAGTAATTATTAACTTTCTAGCAACTATTGTATTAAGTATATTTTTACTTTATACTGCTTTAATTTTTGCTGTT